GATTGAAATAACTGAAATCAGGACAATTCTCATTTCAGCCTCGAAGCATCAGAACAACGACCATCACGCCGACAGCCACAATAATGAATCCGATCACGCCAGCAAACATGAGCAAATCTTTCTGCATTTCTTCTTTTTCTTTCAATGCAATCGCCGCTTCACGAGCCGCTCGCTTTCGCATTTCAATCACTTCCCGCTGGATATTATCCCAAGCCGCAGGACCAAATCTGGCGATAAACATATTTTTGACCTCAAAGGCCATCTCATTCGCTTTTTTCTTAGCGGCATAGAGTTTGACAGCTTCAGCCTCGAAATCGGCCTGAGACTGAAAAATCTTCTTTTTCTGAGGCGTTGAGGCAATCTGCGTGATCTGAGCTACTTTGGAAAATAATCCGCCTAATTTTTCCGCTGTCTCAATTACATCGGAACCTGCATCAACGGCAGATTTGATCCCGTTATAGAGCGCAGTAGCACCCGCAAGGAGCGTGAACGGGTCCATATCCTTATTCCTTTATCAGCAAACCATTTATATAAATTGTGAAATCATTCGTTCCAGATGATGATTTTGCTTCGAAGGAAAAGTCTGTCTTTGCGGGTAATGTGAACGGAGTTACTGGCTCGAATTTAAGCTGAGATGTCACAAAAGTTGTTTCAAAGAACCTCAATTTAGGCCCATTGAATAATTGCATAACCGCGCGAGCGTAACCGTATTTATTCGCGCCGATGGTCCCTGAAATTATATCAACTTGAGTGATATAAAATGTATGATCCGCAGGAACCGTATAGACTGTTGATTGCTGAACGCCGAAAAGCGCAGAAACATGACCGTAGGTCGTGCCATTATTTGTGATCTGGATATTGCCTTGGTTCTCACCAGAAGCAATTTGAACATCATTGATTCGAAAAAATTGCTTTGTGGTCGTAACTGGAGTCAGGCCATTCAAAGTTACTGTTTCAGTGATAGGTTTATAGTTTGCATCCAAGCCGCCGATGATGAGGCCCATCGTATCGAGCGCAGAACTTGAAACACATGACATTGTAAGCGCAGACGCGGGAAACGTATAAATCCCGCCGCCGTCATCCCAAACTGTTTGATATGTTGTTCCGAATCCAGTTCCAGTGGCGAACCGATGAATTGCTTGGCAATCAGGATGAATCCCGCGATTTGCGTCCAGAAATACGTTTCGACTCGATGAGCCGTTAAGGTTCTGGATCGCCACGAATTAGTCCTTTTTCTTAAATCTTGAAATCAATCCTTGGAATGTCTTGGTTTCATAAATTCGAATCAGTGACCAGATCAAAGAGAATAACGCGGCCAAGGCTGGTAACGCACCCCATAGGGTTCCTACAACGGTTGTAATAGAGGCCATGTCAATAACGAATTTGGTGTGTTCATCAACATTCAATGACATTTTCGACCTCCATTTCATCCGTTTTACTGCATTTTATTCGCCAACGGAACCTAAAATCATAGTTCTAAATAATTGAATTATGCAAATGTCCCGACATTGGCTGTTGCAATTCTTCGAATCTTATAATTGCTCAAAGTCAATGGAGTTACTGTTCCTGCACTGCTTGTAATCTGCAAATTCAAGCTACCAGCAGTTGTCGCATTTGCTTGGAAAATCGCAGAGATTTTATATTGATGATTTACAGCAGTTGTTAGTGAGCCAGTTGCTGGTGTTGCAGTTGCAGTTGAAGTCGATTTTATAACTGCCGCAGTTTGCGATGTTCCTACAGTTCCAACGCCACCTACAGGAGTTCCAACATAATATGCACTTGCACTAATAGGAGCATTCGAGAATGTTAATGTGAACGTTACTGTTCCTGCTGTTGTTTTTGTGAAAAATAATTCAGCTTCTAGTTCATAATAAGCACTTGTTTCTAATGCTACACCAGAAGATGAACCAAAGAAATTTGCAATCGTTGGACCAATCGCTGATCCATCAGATGTAAGTTTGAAATGTTGTGTGACTGGAGTATATCCGCGACCAAGAGTTGTTGTTCCTGTTTGATAATAAACAGAACCATCATATTCAATCGCACCAGCCGCCGCAGAAGTTAAGTTTGTTCCAGATGTTAATTTTAATGGTGCAACCGTATTCGTTCCAGCTGATACTTGAATTCCTGATAGTGTTGGAGTTGTAATCGTTGGAGATGTAGCAAGAACATTGCTACCTGTTCCTGTATTTGTCGAGAAATCAGTTAAACCAGATTCCCAAGCCGCTGATGTTGTTACTGATGTTGAAGTACAAGTGATATGAGCAGTAGTTCCTGCAAGAATAGTAATAACAGCACTATTATCAGAGGCTTGAACTGAAACGTTACCAGTTGAATTATTGCAGATATGGAATGACCATCCAAGCGACAAAGTTGATGTTGCAGGAAGCACGACTGTTTGCGTCGATGTTCCAGTAAAATACTGATAATATGTGCTTGAATTTGTTAATGTCGTTGTTCCTGCCGCAGTCGCAGTCGTTGTATATGTCGTTAAATTAGAAAGGGCATTGATCGCTGTTGTTGCGTTTGTTCCGCCATTAGCGATTGGAAGTGTTCCGCTCACATGAGTGGTAAGGCCAATTTTACCGTATGATGGTGCAGTGCCAACACCACCGGAAATGAGAGCATTACCAGTTGCAACACCAGCCAATTTCGAAAGAGCAGTCGTTCCAGAAGCATAAAGAATATCACCTATGGTATAGCTTTGATTTCCTGTTCCACCAGAAGCCGCCGCAAGGCCATTTGTTAGAGTAACCGTTCCTGCAAATGTTTGTGATGCGCTACCAAGATGAGCAAGAGTCGCTGAAATATCAGGAAGCGTATATGTTCGAGTTGTTGCAGATGTTAAAGATGAAAGTTCAAATTTAGCTTTTTTGCTTGGCGTTGAATTATCAGAAATTGTAAGCAAACTATCAGTAATATTTACTGCACCTGAAAATGTCGCATCTCCAGCGAATGTCTGAGCCGCGCTACCAATATGAGCTAAAGTTGCATCTGTGTCTGGTAAAGTGAAAGTTCTAGTTGTTGCCGAACTAATGCCAGATAATTGAAACTGAGCTTTTTTAGATGAAGTCGTATTATCAGCAAGACTGAATAAGCTATCAGTAAATGTGATTGCATATTTCACAATCGCATTATTCATCTCAGCAAGAGTGATTTTATTGCTAGTCGATGCTGAAACATCAGTAATCAAAAGCACATCATCTGATGCTGTATTTGCACCAGTTAATGCGGTTAAATCTGTTACCTTCTTATCAGTCATCGCTATAATCCTATATTTTAAAAGTTACTAAATTTTATGAATATTCCCAAATTTTCATAAGTCCTTGTGCGCCATTACCGCCAACTTGTGAAGATGCTGAATTGCTATAAGCTCCTGATGCACCACCTCCATAACTTTGACCATTTCCACCTCCGCTAGGACTAGCACGTGTTGGAGAACCAAAACCGAAATGACTTGAACCTCCTGCACCACCAGCTTCACCTGTTTGACCAGAGATACCATAATCACCATTAGTTGATCCTCCGCCAGAACCGCCTGAACCTGTTCCTGCGGATGTTCCAGATACTCCTGATCCACCGCCACCACCATTTGCAGATAATGTTACTGCACCAACAGTAATTGAAGTTGCTCCACCAGAAGCTCCAGAAGTACCACCTGAATTTGTGCTTCCAAGTCCGCCAGAACCGATTGTTATATTATATGATGTTGATGGAGAAATTCCTGATACAGAATCAAAATATTTAGCACAATATCCTCCTCCTCCACCGCCGCCAGACCGTTGAGTTACGCCAGTTCCACCAGCAACAGAACCACTTCCTCCACCACCACCAACGCATTCTACATATATCGCATTGCAATTAGCTGGAGTTGTATAAGATGTTGTTGCTGTATTTGTTATAATTCTAGGAGCTTTTAATAATAGTCCTGAAACAAGTGACCATGATGGAGATGCACCAGTCCCATTAGATGTCAAAGCATAACCAGAAGTTCCATAATCAGCACTTGAATCAACGCCTAATTCACCATTTGGACCAAATTGATAACGTAATGTTCCATTTGTTGTTACACCAATTGTATTACCAGCAACTGAATAAAGACCAGTGTCTCGATCACCAGTAAAAGAAATTGATGGAGCAGTTACAGTTCCAGAAGTTGCAAAAAGATATGCAGTGATAGCAAAAAATACAGAAGTTTGATTTACTTCAGCAACAGTGATCCATTGATTGTTCGCAGAATTTCTAATCTTTAAAACATAAGGATCAGTCGTTGTATCCATCCAAAATTGATTTGGAAATGGTGTCGCTGGAGCAGTTGACCCAGATGATAATGTAGCCAATGCCTGAATTGCGGAATTTATATCCGCTCTAGTTGCAGGAAATGATTGGTTATCAATCGTAAAATCATTCTGTGACATTATTCCTATCTCCCGTAACCGCGAGCAATGTAATCAAATGTTTTGCTTATGATCGTTCCAGAACTGTTTCTGAATGTTACGTCAAAGCCTGAAGTTGTCTTGTTACTGATAACATAATAATCGCCACTTGTTAAATCTTGAGGCAAAACTGATAGAGCCTGAAGTGCTTTAAATGGCGAGGCAAAGACCACAGAATATGTCGCAGTTCCGCTTACAATATCCTGACCGCTCTGAATTCGATCTGGCATATCAACAACGACAGCCAAATTCGTTAACTGAGGCGTGATGTTTGTGCTTTCAGCAGTCAATGTCGCTCTAAATTTGAATGCTCTGGCTGTATAATCAGCCGCGAGGAAAGGCTTCCAAGATGACCATGTTGGAGTTCCACTCGGATTATCATTAGTTGTCGCAATTTCCATATAAACGTTTGAATCGTCATAATCACCAGCACCGTCAAATAGACCGGAACGAGAATCAAATAAACCGCCAGCACTGTCAAAAAGACTTCCTCTTTCGACGCGAACATAATTCAATTCATAGAAACACCTTGATGTGTATATTCCACCAAGATCAAGCGATGCACCAGATGTTAATGCAAATTCATAAGTTCCAGACGTTTGTCCGACATCAAGTTCCAAAGTTGAACCTGAAACAACTGTATTTGTTTTAGTTCCAGAAAATGATGGGCTTTCAGTGATTGTCTGAACAATATTCTGCTCATTTATATAACCAACTGGAACGATAACGTATGTCGCATTTTGCGAATAATTTCCAAGTTTATCTACTGCTTTAATGAAATACGTTCCAACCATCGCAGGAACAGTTATCGATGTTCCCGGACGAGAAACCTTATAAATATGAGTTGCCGCTCCTGTCCAAACAGCACCAGATGATTCTTGAGCATGACGAATAATATAATGCGAAAGATCGAGATCAGGAGTTGCATCCCAAGTTAGTAATGCAAATCCACCAGCCACGTTAATTTGCAAGTTTGTGACATCAGATGGACTTGCTGTCTTACCGATAACATTATAATTCAAATAATAAGAATAGTCTGATCTTGCACCTAAAGCTGATATGATTTGCGCTCTTACATCATAATTAACGCCATCATCTACTTTAAGAACCTCAAATCTTGAGTTAGATGAACGTCCAGCAGATGTCCAAGTTGTGTCAGATGACTTTTTAAACGCAACTTCATATTCGCTTGTGAACGAATCAGTATTATCAAGATTGATGATTAGAGCAGTAACAACATCTTGGTTAATTGTTCTCAGTTCATCTGAAATTGTAATTCCCGGAGGAGTAATAATAGAATAATCAGGAAGCGATGTGTTATCATTTATGATTGTTTTTTCTTCAGCATTCCAATCATAAACAGCCGCAGAAGTTTCACGAAGTTCAAGATCAATTCCTAATGTCGGAGCTTCTTGATCACCAGAAACAACGAAATTGTAATTTATAACCTCAAAAGGTTTATTTACAAATCCATATCGTGAATTGGTGAGCATAATTGTATCACCAATCTGAACTGAATAAACAGTCAGCTTACATTGAAGGCTGATAGTTTGCTGTTGCCGTTGTTTGTAAAGCGCAATTTTAGCAAGTCGTTGTGCCATTGAAGATGAAATTGTATATGGCAAACCTAAATCTAAAGTAGAACTTACATCATTATCTTCCGATAAAAATGTTGCGCTTGTAATAGCTGGATAATCTGTTGGTTGCCATTTTGAATCAGGATCAACAAAAACGCCTTTAACTGAATTGAAATTATCACGTTTGCTGTGACGAGTTACGAGATTTATCGGACCTCTCATATCATCATCAGTTATTGTTTTAGTTGGAACTGAATATGAACCGACCTTTAAATTCCAATAACCAGCAGAATAATACAATGACCCAGAACAGGCAGTTAATAAATCTGCCATAATATCTTTTCTTGGACGCTCAGATGATGCTACACCATTTGCAGTATATTTTTTTTCTGTCGATGATCCACCAACAAGTGGAACTAATGTATCGCATACGTTAGCCGCAGAAATAAACGAATCCATATTGATTTCGGAAGCAGATGCTCCAAAACCATAAGTAGAATCCATCAAATAATCTAAAACAACCAATGACGCATTATTTGAATATGCAGTCGTTTCTGTTCTAGGATCATAAACTAATTTACCATTAACTTTTGCTGTAATGGTAGGAACGCCATTAGGAAAGGCTGTCGTGTCATAAGTCAATCGAGCATAAATATATGCAACATTGCTCAATTTATGATTATTTGTCCAAAGACCACCTGATTCTGATACTAAGTTTGATTGTGCTGTTTGTGATGGCGATCCTAATTTTTTCAATACTCTTATTTTATTTGCAAACTTTGTTGGTGCTGTGCACACTCCATTTGTGTCTAATGTTATAGCTTCATCATTAAGATATATTGTTGAGATTTCACTGACTTCATGTCCAGCCAAAGCAATAATCAAGTGCATATATTGGTTTGAGTTGGTCAGTTGAGCATAAATAATTGGACCACCAACAACTGATTGACCGTAAATTATTGGTCTTGCAACAACGCTATCTTGAAAATTAACATCACGACCGCTCATTCCGCCTTGCGAAAACTGACTTGAAGCGTCTTGCTGGCTTCTTGAATAAAGATATGCGCCAGCCGTAACAGCCGCGCTGATTACAAAGTTTCCAAATGCAGTCGCCGCAAAAGCCGCAAATGTTGTAAATCCAAATGCACTAGCCGCCGCACTGATAGCCGCAACTATTACAGGAACAGCCTCAGCATGAGATGTTGATCCGACAACGATAGCCGCAATGATTGAAAGAAATAAAAATATACGAATCATGTTCTCCATCCATATTTCGCATATTTTCTAGGAACAAAAACTAAGCCGTCCAAGCTAACGCAAGCGATTTGTTCACCTAAATATAAGCCGAAAGCATGACCGCTACCAGTTCCAAAATCTGTCGTATCTATATAAACAATATCTCCAAATTGCAGAAAATTTGCATTTATTCTTGTGAGCAGTTTATCAGTTGCTTCATCAAGTTTGATGGTTCCAAGATGTTCCATTGCAACTTTAAAAGACGATTCAAGATCATTATAATCTGCTGAATCTATCGTTGAAAATAGATTTCGATTATATTGAATTTTATATCCTTCATTCACAAAATGAATGCAATCGTTCGATCCCCAAGCGAAAGGCTCGGAACGTTTCCGATCTATAAACTCAACTAGAAGTCGCTCCCAATAAGGAACCTTACTTGCGACCCCAGAGGAGCGTTTTTGTTTTGAGATCGTTGACAAAATCGAACCCTTTATCTGTAGGATAAACCCGTTTTTGATCTTCTGAACTATATCGCCATGTTTTTGATCTTTCTAAATCTATCAAACGTGATTCAATAGAAACAGAAATTGTAATTGTTTCACCAGTGTCATTGATCGACATCTGATCAATCAAACCTGAAAATTGAGTCGAAAACTCATTAAGATATGAATTATTGAGAATAAATTTACTATTATCGAAGTCTATTAAATATGAACCATCTTCCAGTAAGATGAAATTTGTAGTTCCGATGACACCAAAGTAAATATTTGCTCTGCGATTTTGATATGGTTCTGCTAATGCAAGAGAAATAACGCTGGAATCTAATCCGCTTAAAGAAACACTTATTCCTTTTGCTGATATTTCAGCAGTTTCTTCAACGGATGATAAAGATAATAATGTTCCTGCACCTGTATATGTATTCCCATTGAATACTAAATCATTCAAACCTGTCCATAATCTGATAGCACCTGAATCAAGCAGGAGTTCAATAAGAATATATGGTGTCAGAGTTGATTGATTTAATATTGTATTAAATCCAGCGGAGACGGGTCTAGGCATCAGAGAGCCTCAACCGCTGAAAAGTTAATGCCATAGATAGATGCCATATCTATTGAAAATGACACTTCTGGATTTAATAATCTGAAAATTCCTTGAGCATTTGCGACAACAATAGAATCATTATCTGCTGGAGATGTTCTAATATCAGGCCAAATATCAATAACTGCAGTTCCAGAAGCATCAGAATTGACCTGAGTCATTACTTTATGAAGTTTTGCAGTTGCTCCAGAACCAAGCTGAATATAGTCACCTTCAAGAAGATAACCGGTAACGCTTAAAGGCAATCCATCGACTGAAATTGATGAGCCAGTTTGATTAGCGCCATTTACTAATGGAGTTCCTGCCTGTGTTGATGCTGATCCTCTAGCTGTTTGTCCTAATGGATCGCCAAGAAGAAAAGTCCCATATTGACCGTTCAACTTCATCAAAAACGTAATCCAAGTTTCGGAATCCGCTCTTTTCATTGGTGGAAGTGTTATATTTGCTTCCCAACGTGAAGCTGAATATTTCAAAACCTGTTGTTTATATGTAAATGGAGAAGATGTGACAGCCGTAGCATTGCGAGCAGTAAGCTGTATTGACTGAATATTCGTTAAATCTGGAAAGCTAAGAGGATAAGAGAACGACATTATTTATCCTCCAAACGCATTAGCAAATGTTCCGCCGCGTCTCTTAGCATCAATGATCGCAACTTTAGCTGAATTTGCAATCTGCGGAAGAAGATTTTGAATCTCAGCACGAACGGTTTGCTGAACACCTGTCGAGATATTGATCGTCTGATTAACAACCACTCCAGAACCGCTAGACATCATCGAATCTGGTATTATCGAACCAGATCGAGAAGGCATAAATAATTCAGGACCATTCTCACCGACAATATAAGGAGAACCAGAAGAAACAGAACCGCCAGCCGCTCGCATAGGAATCGGAGGCAAAGGAACTGATCCGCCACTGCCTAATCCAAACATTGACAATAAATTGAATCCACCACCACCAGATGATCCGCCAAAAAAGCCGCTAACCATCTGTCTAAATGTCACTCTTGCCATATCTGCAATGATCGAATCAGCAAGAGATTTGAAATCTAACTTTCCAGTTTTCACGAAATTAACAAACGCATCTTCCATCGATTGGAAGGCATTAACCCATGTATCTGAAACAGCCTGACCAACATTGGTAAACTCTTCACGAACTCTTTTGAGTCCATCAAGCATTCCACCTTCAAAAGAACGTTTGAATTCTTCATTGCGTTGCATCATAGCAATTTTTTCAGCAAGCAAAGCCTCTGCTTCTTGTCTAAATGCTTCAGTATTTGAACCTGCATTTTCACGAACCATTTTATTGATTTCATTCATTCCTTCTTTTTGTGCTTTCAATACTTCATATTCAGATGCAGTTAATCCTACTTGCTGTTGTTCAAGTGCAAGAAGATCAATAGATTCACGCTGTTTTATTAAAAACTCTTTTAATTTATCAATTCCACCAGCACCAAAAGCCGCCGCAAGTGCCTTCTCATTCGGACCAGATGTTCCTTGTCCCGGTCGAGTAGGTAACTTTACTGGCTCTTTTGTTACACTTACGGCTAATGGAGGAACACTTAATAATTGAGATTTATATTCTTCAATTTTTTTACCAGCTTCAGGAAGCAAAGCATTAATTGTATTTATTTCGCTTTGAATTTGCTGAAATAATGTTGAACCTTCTGGAGCGGCCTTTAACTGTTCCTGTAAATATAGAAGATGTTCATTACCACGATCTATTTGTTCTTGAATTGCATCTATATCTTTTTGAATTTCTGAATTTTTCTTTGAAACAAAATCTGCCGCACTAACAACACCGTCAATCATTAAATTGCCAGTTGCACCAACAGCTTCCATTTCTTTAATATGTTTTGCGGATTCATCCATCCGATCAAACAATTTATTTAATGCTGGTAATACTTTATCTAAAATTTGAACTTCTAACCGTTGCAAGTTAGCATGAAATTTATTTAAATTATCATTAAATTGATCTGCTTTAGGACCAAATTCGTCGCTAATAACAGAAGCATATTTCTTAATTCCCGCTGAACCTTCATTCAGCATTGGAATTAAATCAACGCCATTCTTTCCAAACAATGCAACGGCAGTTGCAGATTTTGTTGCTCCATCAGGAAGTAACTTAAACGCATCAGCTACCTGAAGCATAACATCATCAAGGCTTCTCATATTGCCTGATGAATCTCTAACGCTTACTCCAAGAGCAGAGAAAATTGCTGAAAGTTGCTTATTTCCACTGACTGAATCTAGCATCCCGCTAGACAGTTTTTTCATACCGTTTGCAACTGTATCTATAGATGCACCGGAATCTTCTGCCGCTAACCCAAATTGGCTTAAACTCGAAACTGCAATGCCTGTCTTTTTTGACAGGTCATTCATTGCATCACCTTGATCAATTAGTTTTTTAAATGAACCAAGAACACCAAGTGATGCTAAAGTTGCGCCAACAGCAGTGAATGAGCGACTTAGTAATGCCGCTCCTGTTCCAAGTTTTGACATATTAGATTGAATTGAATTGAAAGCGGCAGTCGTTTTATCAACTGCCGTTAATTCAATTTTTAGTTGCTCACTTGCCATTTTTCATTTTCTCCGAAACAATGTTCAAATAAGCAACCCAACCAATGAACTCATTAACTGTAAGTTCATTTATTTCTTCAAGTGTTTTACCAAGACGATCCGCAAGCGCATAACGAGCATACAAATCCGGATCGTCTCTTAGTTTTTTATTGCATCCTCGACAGTTGCGGTTGCAATCATTTGATTTGTAATTCGAACAATAATATCTGGATCAACTGAATTTAGAAGATCGCGCTTATGTTCAAGAGTAAAGATTTGATCACCTTTTTGATCTTTTGCTTTTAAAATAAGACAATCAACTAGAACTTTCAGAGATGACTCCTGAGAACCTTTGAAAATCTTATCCTTTTCTGCAAGTGTGAAAGGAGTGGAATAAATAAGAAATGGTTTTCCTTCTTCACCCCACTCTGGAACCTCAATCACATTTACGCTTTTTTCTTTAAAGTGCGATTTAGCTTTTTCAATTATGTGCATCATTCATTCCTTAGTTTGTTTTTGTTAGTGCGCCACTGCCTTGAAAGTTGAACGTAGATTCAACCATACCATCGAACGCGGCAGTTCGTTCAATGCTCGTCACTATTGCTGAACCGCTATAATATGTATCAGCAGGAGCAGAACTGCTAATTCCTTCTGGATAAACTGTCAAAGTGATACTTGCTCCAGCAGTCAAAGCCATCTGCGCTCCGGTATCAGTTTCATCCCAATAGCAAACAGCCGATCCTGTCCATGCTTTAAGAACTGATTGATAGGTTCTCCACGAATCGCCCATCGTGGTGTCTTCCATCGTATCAGCCGTTTCAGTGATCGTCCACGAACGCAATTCTGCCAACTGATAACCAGCAAGCATCGTCTGAGACGTATAAGTTCCACCAATGCTGACCGTCCATGTATTGACTGAACCGCTAACGATAACACCGAGAGATGTTCCATTAGCCGCCCAGACCGTCATGCCAGCAATTAGCGAAGGACTTCCGCTCGTTGTGAGAGTTGTTCCAGTGCAACTCGCACTAGAAAGAGTAATTGCTGAACCAATACGAAGAAAGCCTTCGGAGCCTGTATGATTAGCCATCTAAAACCCCTTAAGCGGTTGCCTTGGTGAGCGTTGAAGTGCCTTGGAAATTATATGTTGCTTCAACCATGCCATCAAATGCCGCTGTTCTTTCAGCAGATGTTACAACGGCTGAACCAGAATAATATGTGTCACCAGTTTGATTACCTTCTGGATAAAACTTGATTGTAATGGTCGATCCGGGAGTGCAAGCCATCTGACCATTTGTATCCGTTTCATCCCAAAATGCTACGCATGAACCTGTCCAAGCCTTCAAGACCGATTGATATGTGCGCCAAGAATCGCCCATAGTCGTGTCTTCCATCGTGTCGGCTGTTTCTGTCAATGTCCAAGAACGAACTTCAGCCATCGTCGCAGAAGCACCGATAACAATTAAACCCTCTGATCCGGTATGATTTGCCATGATAAAAACCTCTAAGCTGGCGACTCTGATTCAATTTCAGTCGTTCGATAAGAAACTTGAAACGTCATCTTAATCGAGCCGACAGGCTGTTCACCTTCAGCATTATAGTCGATAACCGTCCCCGTCAAAACAGTGTCTTTTGCCAAAGAATTACAGGTCGGATCGGCTAGAATTGCCTCTTCAACGTCTCTGGCAATCGCATCAAGCGTATCATCCAAACCTGATGTTGCCTTTGCCATGCCTTCAAGCGTGAAATTTACTCGCCTCATAATCTTGCGAGGCCGCGTCATCGTATCAGGATCGCTCTCTTCGCTGAGTGTATATACAAGCAGAAGAGGCTGATTGATCGAGGCGATAGGATAAAACCGCGTCTGATAAACACGCGTCGATGTAGTTGTTAGATTCGAGACGTTTGAAACGATGCGATCTCTGATCTGTTTCCGAAGATGCGCCATTTATTGCTTCTCCAGAACTAAGGTTGTCATTCCAGTTCCATCCGGTTGAATGATACGGACCTTATAATTCACGGAATTGATAGCGATAGAATCGCCATAATCCGCACCAGAAGGCAAAGTCGAAGTCTGCACTAAAAACCTTGGCTGTGCCGAAGCATATGCCACATTTCCCTGCGGATCGGCCTCGAAGAACTCGTTATCGAAGATTCCGACGATTGATGACTGACCACCACCGACCAGCGTATATGTTGCCGTAGTCCCGAAGTCCGAGATATTCAGCATATATGCGCGATCTGATGCGGATTCTACAGACATAGGTCAGCCTTACTTCTTGGCAAACTTGCCTTTACGAGTCGTAAATTCAGGAGATTCTGGAGCATCTTCAAGACCGATTGAACGATCTTCAGCCGCAGAAACTTCAGCATCTTTAAATTCTTTTGCACGACCCATATTGATCAAATCTTGACCTTCACGACCATTTATTTCAATCACGGTTCCTGCATCGCAGAAATCGCCTTTCACAAATGTCGCCTGTGTAAATTCAATCTTCATGCCACTTTTCCTTCATCGGACCCGACAGGAAATGAACCTTTTCGGGGTTTTGCATGGTTCGTTTGAGTTTTTCCCAAACCCTCAAATCTCTTTGCCAAACATTCGATTTATGGTTTTCATCAGGCTGATCATGCCAATACCGCCGACCAGATTGATAACTATCGAAGCCGCAAAGCAGGATTTCTTTATACCCTAGATAATCCGCAATCCATAGTGCCTTGACACCGCTCAAACCAAAATCTGGACAAATACCACTCCAGATATGCTTAGGATCGCTAATTCGATGATGCGAAGTCTTTAGACTCGGATGATCTTTGAGCAATTCCCACATCGGTTCATCTGAGAAAACAATCAAATCCAAAGGCAAAAGCAAGGAATGCTGATTGATACCAATTAGATCGATCTCAGCAGGAAGGCTGTAAAGATCGGCTGGAAGCGATGGACCGCCACCAAGAATAGCCGCTTTTCTGTCTAATTTTATATTCTTGAATTGAGACAGTTCCATTCAAGTCCTCTTAAAAAAAGAGTCGGAGTTTTTACGCTCCGACTCTTCCTTAACCAAAACCTAAATCCCGAAATTAGGTCGTGGTGTAATCTTGGACAGCCGCGAACGACTCAGCATGGCGAACGCCGACATCGACATCTTGGAAGAATGCGAGACGGGTTGAGCCGCTGGTCGAGAGCGAGGCCGTATCAACAATCACATCAACACCTGACCACATACCGATGATCACATCGTTGAAGTTACCGAAGATCATAGCCGAGCAGACACCAGACGATGAACCCTTGGTGAGCGTTGAAGGAACAAGGTTCGTCGAAGTCACATCATAGCCCATCAACTTGTTCGAATCGTTCAAGATGAAGTTGCCTTCAACGCCAGACGATTGACGAGCCGTCGAACGGAGCTTTGCAACAACCTTCGGGTTCGTGAGATATCCGAGATTGCCCGTTGCCGCGTTCGCAACAGCGACAGCGCGTTCAAGAGCAACAACCGATGCCCAAGTTGGCGCACCACCGTTCGTGCCGATAGCAACCGCACCGATGCCGCTCGTCCCGAGGATACCAGTAGGCTCGTTCGCACCGCCACCCTTGATTGCGACATCGTCGATTTTAGCCGCGATCTGGCTGATGATGTCATTGCGGAGAACCGCTTCAACAGACGGATCGGATTGGATCATCATGCGACGAGAAATATCGACATAACCAGCAACCGTTTTTGGTGACATCAACAACTGACCGAATACTGGCGCACCTTCTGTCGGAGCGTTCGTTTCAGAAACGAATGCAACCGTGGTCTTGGTGGCAAGTTTCGGAACAGCTACGTTACCCTGCAAGCCCGTGAGCATACGCGCACCGAGGCCAGCCATAACGAGCGTGTCACGGAGCGCATCGATGAAGAGATCACCACGCTGATCGGTTCCGATCATGTAGCCACCCTTTGATGTGCCTGTGCCAGTGCCTGAGATAACATCGCGCTTCGACCAGCCAATATCGGCAGGAACATAGAAACCGCGAGCATCTTTGCCGAGGCGAGTTGCGATTTCTTGCGAAATTTCACGCTCGAAACCAGCCTTCGACCAGTCATTCGATGCCGATGCGTTGATTGCGCGAAGGAGCGAATAAGACTGTGCTTCACGGCTGTTGAGGCCGACATTATTCGGATTGGATACGATTGCATCCGAACCGAGGCTTTCGATGAGTTCGCCACGGAACTGCTCGACTGATACGCCACGAGCGATTGCCTTTTCAGCAAGATCACGCTTGTTCAGCTTTGCACCAATGGCAAGAATTTCCGCATTTGCTTT